TTCGTAACGATCAACGATCTGCTCAAAATCGGTGTGCAGCTCTCCGTCAAAATCCAGGTAATTCTCATAAACCCTGATCACTGGTGTTTCATCATACTGTGGTTCAAATTGAATGTGATAAGTGAATTTCGTAAAGTTGTTCATTCGCTATCCTCCTCGCTAATAATGATCTCACTAAAATCTTTTGCGCTACTATACTCGCGCCAAAGAGCAGTAAGATCTTCGATCGCATACTCACCAGCGGCCTCTAGGAAACTAGCCTCGCTATCAAAGCTTTGCCCTGTCATAAATTCAAAATCCTTTTGGTTATACTCCAGATCGATCCTAAAAGTTACTTTACTCATATTAGTTATCCTCCTTTATTAGATAAAAATCTTCACTGTTGCTCTCATTGAAAAGATTAGCATACTCTTCCTCCGTTGCACAATAATAAAAAATATCATCATCAAAACCCGGATTGTTGATCAGATCTTCGGGAACGCAACCAATCGCAAAATTAGCAACCCCAATCGTATCTGGTGTGTCGTGGAATTTGAATGCAGCTCTACGGATCTCATAAGTTGTTGTAGTCATTTATTTCCTCCTCTACTTTACATACATCGGTTGAATAACAGCCATAAGTGAACGAGCTGCACGAGTAACAATAATCGGTTTAGGTTTACCAGTATCCGTCATCTCTTGCGTGTAAAGATCAAACACCGGGTTATCGGTTCTATCATCACTAGGCGCGCGCAACTTAGACACTTGTGCCAACAGATCAAGGTTCACTCTACTGAACCCAGTAGACGGCTTGATCATATCAAAATCTATTGCGCTAGGCAGATAGGCAGACACATCAGGAAACTTATCCTTAGGTAAACTATCGGTGATCGTTGCGCTGCCAATAGTAGAGAATGAAATTTGATCTTCAAAAATCATAATCGTTCCCTCAAACTTAGAGGCTTTGAACGCTTTGAGAATGTTAGGCGATAGCAAGATCGTATCGGTTCATCAACCTCAACCGGGTAGTGAGGCGTAAAAGTTTGCTCTCCGATCACCATACGATTAGTAGCAACCAGGCTAAGCGATCCGTCAATATTAGCCGTCAATTGAACCATAGATAAAGCCGTAACGTGATCCTTAGGCGCGGTAACATTTATCATTGAGGCAACCGCTTGCAGCTCATTCTTATTTAGGTGAATTTTAGTAGTCATTTAGATCTCCTTTGTTAGTGTGTGGTCAAATATGTTTTCGTGCTATGTAAAAGCATATCACCATATTGGCTATTATGCTATGTTATTTCAAAATAATTCTACTATAATTTTTTGCAGATCTCATAGCACAATTATCCAGGCTAAGAGCTGCCAAAATCATATTCAATTACTTTTGGATCATTTTAGAGATCAAAACCGATCATATTCGAGTATAAGGGTAAAGATCTCATATACATACTTATATAATATATTATATATATATATATTATAATAGTATATATGTTAGAGGTAGAGAACGCAGCTCAAAAATCCTCCCTCCCCTGATCTTCCCATTCCTGCAACCTAGTCAAGAATTGCGTAACATCATCAGGACGATCTGCATAGCAGACCAACGCGGCCCCAATCAAACCGATCTCAACATAACCAAAGACCGCGCCCGGTTGAATGTCGAATTCAAATTCTTCGATCTGTGCAATCGCATAAAAAGCAATCAACGGATTAGACGGATTAGTCCAACCATAATTTTCACTCCACGACACAAGATCGAGGATCGGTTCAACTTTTGCGAATTGTGCAATATTCAAAGCTTTATCGTAATCAAACATTAGTTAGCCTCTCACGATCTTCAAGCCCTTAGCCGCGAGATGTTCTTTGAACATCCGGGTAGCCTCTTTTTTAGTGTAACCAAAATATTGTGAATGTTCGTAAAAAGCGAACGGCGTTCCTGGTTCTGTAACTATGCAGCTCAATTCGTATGCCCCTTGATTGGTTACGCGGTATGAAATTGCCATTTGATTAGATCTCCTTATCTGTTATGTGTTTATCTAATATATTCAATTTAGCACACTTATTAGATCAAACATAATAAAAAGCTAAAATAAATGTAACAGATTGGTAACGATCTGTTTCAAGCTACGATCTCGCGCCAGATCGAAATCATCCAAATAAGCCTCCTGCGCCTCGTAGACGGCTTTTATGCCTCGGATAGGTAATCATACACAGACACCTCTAAAAGTCTGCCTACGCCCGCCTGGTGACCTCACTTATTGTTACCATTTTGTTACCTAAACCGCTTGACAAGATCAGCTGCATAGTGTAAGATCCGGGAATTAGACTTTTGGTCTAATCCGATCCGGGCATCAAACCAATTCTCTCACAGATCGCATGAAAATGCAAGCTCCAATTATAACGATTAGGTAACGGCCAAATAGACCAAAGGTCTAGACTTTTAGTCTAAAATAAATCAGGCACCAAATCCATTCTAACAAAAAAACGCTCGCGGATCAAGCCAATTTGATAACAATTTGGTAACAAAAAATCCCCGGCCGGAGGGCCAGGGATCTCTTGATCAAGCTGCAGCTTAGACGATCTCCCAATCCGCGCGAGGGATACCAAATTCGATCGCAGCCAGATTAGGCAGCTCCGCACGAATGTCCAACATCATCTGGCAATGGAACGCATCAACCTCATTCCACCGGGTAATGGTGTCATCAGGATCAGTTGCGTTCACATAAGTATCAAAGCTCTCGCGCACGATCGAATAAATATCACCCGCAAACCAGGCATTGACATATGGCAAAGTATCAAGAATGTTATATCCATCAACGTGCCAATCAACATTGCGCTTATGGAATAGCACAACCTCCGCCCAATCCCCCTGTGAGTGGCCCTGTAAAGTGTGGATCACACTATCAAAGCCAGACAAGTTGAGATACATATGGATCGCCCTATTACGCCTATCCCACCAACCAGAGCTGCCACGATAAAAACGATCTGCCAACCTACGGATATCATCCTCCAAATGGTGAGTATCACCATAAACGGCAGTAAGACCTCGCGGCCCATCAAGCACGATCACGCCATACTCCTCACCAATAATGTCTTCCAACAAATAAGTAGACGTATCCGGGTAAACGGCTACGCGTTCCGTCAAGCTAAGTTTCATAATGTAAAGCGGTTGTTCCATTGTTATCTCTCCTGCCAATTGTCGTAATCTAATCCGTCTACAAGTATGCCCAATTCGATCAACTTGTCTAACGCAGCTCGTTCGATCTCCGATGAAACTGCAACCATTTGATCTTCATCATAATCGTAAGTGGTTGTCTGTGGATCAAACAAGCGCCTAATCCATTCCCTCGTGCCGTCGCCGTCAAAAGCAACCTGCCCGGTTGTGTGGCTTACTGTGATTACTAAATGTGTTACTAGGTGTGCCATTTGTATCTCCTTATAGTTGTGTGTGTGGTAAGCAGTTTTGACACTTGCTTAGGTGATACTACAATGCTACTACTTTGTGGTTCCAAAAGCCAATTTAGTTTTGCGTGCTTTGCGCAGCTCAACCGCTCTCACTTTGGCAACGATCGTTCTCTTGCTATCAGGGCGTTTAGGCATTTTCATCTCCTCTCAAAATCTCCATAATCTGATTGTAGCAAATTTCATAGCCGTCCACAAGACCCTCCAAATAATCAAATTCGCTATTGGTTGCGCTATCCATACTAGCCCGGTGATTATCCGCGCGAGCTTTTACTGCAACCGCGAGCGCCTCCAAATCCTGAACCATTTGTTTTGATCTCGTGCGTTCCGCTTGTATCTCAATCGCAACCGCGAGGCTATCGTATGTAGTCATTTGTATCTCCTTAGTTATTTTCGTTTGGTGTATCTATGTATAAGTGTAATGGCATTCCGTCAATCACGCAACGCAAATCGCCGTCTAAATAATTGAACGCTTTGGCCTCCTCAGCTGCCGATCCACATTCCGGGCAGACGCGCCCGATCACGCGCCCACCTCCCTCTCAATGTGACATTGGCAAGCGCACAAATACTCATCCCGCAATGTATCAGGGCAACCAGAGTGTTCCCCTAGCAAGCAATAACCATTCATGCGTTCACCTCCTCATCCTCTTGCCAAACGCCGTCAAGCCATTCGCAACCGCTCTCAAACTTTTCAAAGTCATCTGCAACCCATTGTTCAACCTCTGCCTCGGCTGCCTCAATGGTATCCGCCTCAATGACTACTGTGTAATGCGTGATACGGCGCGTTTCCAAAATAAACTTTGGCATTACGCCACCTCCTCTTCCTCAATCGCAAGTGAGTAAAGCGAGTAAGGGTCTGTTGCCTCGTGGAGGCCAACGAGGCAGAGGTCTGCCCAGAATGTCGCAATGCTCTCCACAAGAGCGCCTGCCGTCGCGCTATCGCGATACTCTGCGCCTGTCTCAAGAATTTGCTTTACCTGCCAATCGAAATCCTGAACCTGAACCCTAGCCGTCATTAGGTCTAGGCCGTTCAATTCCAGGTGCTTTGTGATTCTGTTTTCCATTTTGTATCTCCTTATTATGTGGCAACCAATTTGGCTACCCTCTAATTATAGGCACACTCTGTTGAGTAATGCCAACTTATTTATGTAACATTTGTGTAACGATGAAATAAACTTTTAGTCTAATCGTGAGCTGCCACGAGAGTGATCCCCGCAACCAAAACCAGGCTAAAACTAGCAACCGGGGAATGGCCAGAGAGCAACGCGCCAATCGTGCTAGTGAAACCTAGCAAACCGAGCAAAGCTGCGATCGATCGAATTCCGTATTTCATTTTGTATCTCCTTAGATTGTTTTGTGTGTGTGGCTAGTTTTACACCATAGCCAGGGTAAGAGCTTTTATTCTGCCGTTCCATTTTCAAGCGCCCGAACATAACGCTTACAAGCGCGTTCCATTGCTTTAGGCGTGAACGGAATTGAGGGCTTGCCCTTAGCGTAGTCATAAACATTTATAACCGCGCCCGCCGGATCATTGTTGCTAGGGTGTGAAAACCAAACATCAATGTATGCGCCTCCACTCCATGTGAAAACCAAATCGGTGAAGTCCGGGCTTAGTGTAATTTCTGCGTTCATCTGTATCTCCTTGTTTAGTAGCCGTTATTGGCTATGTAATTAGTTTAGTTGATTGAGGGTAGTTTCAACGCATACCCAGGCGCTTTGTTATTTATTTGTTATCAAAGCTTTTGACGTAATCTTCCTCCTCTTTGTGGTATTTGGCTTGTGCGCGCAAAGCTGCGGATCGGGTTGGATGCTCCATGAATTCGCCCAGAGTGTAAACGCCGTTTGGATACCACTCGCGCACCGAGTAACGGCGTTCACCATTGCGCTCCTCGCTAGTAATGAATGTGAAATTATCACCGGCAATCGGGCGCAACGTTCCCCACAGGATCCGCGATCCAGAAAAGCCCATAGCGCTCTTACTGAACCAATGGCCAGATCTGTAGATTAGTTGCTCCCACTCCGTTGAATAGCGGTAACGGCGTGGCGGGTGAATGGTGGTGATTGGTTCTGGAATTGAAATAGTCATTCTTTTATCCTTTGTTTGTGTGTGATTGTGGTTAGGCCGTTTAGCCACTTGCCTAGGTGGTGGTTCTAGTTTACTCGGTCGTTACAAAGGTCGCAACCATTCTCAAAGAGTGAGGCGTTACTAAATTTCAGAGTAATCGCTATGTCGCTCTCGTATTTCGCGGGATCATTTAGCCATTGGTTATGTTCGCCGTTCTTGACCAATTCCCAATTTTCAATAACGTAAACGGCGCAACCCTCGCAACAAATAAATTCGCGCGTTCCCTCCACGTTGTAGGCGTAAGAGAGGAATTTGTTTAGGTGCTTGCGGGCGTTGTGTGCGCCCTCCTGCCAGTAAAGCATAGCCTCTGAACAAAGCGGGCAAGTGTAAATAACCTCGCCTGATTCTGGATCGGTGTGTGTATACAATTTGAATCTCCTTAGATAGTTGTTTGTTTGGTAGGTAGTTTCACGCCATACCTAGGGCGGTGGTGCTATTTTTTAGAGACTCGACACATACAAAAGTATTTGATTGTGAAGTCTTTTGAGGTTGCTTTACACAAAGGACACTTGAACATTATTTCACCCCCTTAGCGCTTGCGTTCTTTAGCACATTCCAAGTGCCGTCTGCTTTGCGGTGAGGCGTTGCCTGTCGGTAAATCACTTCACCGATAACAAGCGCTTGCGCGTTCTCGTTCTCTGGCGCGGTAATCATCAGAATTACAATTCCAAAGCGGTAATACTCTTTGCCATTCTGTGCGGTGAGGCGTGGAGATACCTCCACAATTTCGCCAACTAGGTAATCGTTAGCGTATGGTTGCCCTGCTACTGGCACGCGGTCGGTGTGTGCGTTCTTCTTACTCATTAGTTGCTCTCCTTAGTTGCGCAATTTTCGCAATTGCTATCAATGTAAATTTCGTAGCCACACTCGCGACATACGATTACTTTTGGTTGCCATACATTTACGAACATTTGTTCGCTTCCTCTCCGTTGCCGTATTTCGGTAACAAGAACAGACTATCAGAATTCTCACCCACACCACCACCAAAACGCCCAAAAGCTTCGTGTAAACAGATCTTTTTATCCGCGGCCCGGTGCCGATTTAGATCGGCGCACAACCGTATCTAATTTTTCCAACTTTCAAAACTTTCCAAGCGTTTTTCGTTTCCGCCGGTTTCCAAATCAAAAAATTTTTCACCCATTTTTTCTGAGCATTTGGTATTGTGCTATGATGTAGGTATGAGTATTATTGAAGTTTCGCTTGATGGTTATGGCCGAGCGCATCTGTGCCTTGATTTGGTTGAGGATTTGACTGAGCCTGATGGGGTTGAGGTTTGGCGTGGGGTGTTTTCTGAGGTGAGTGATTTTGAGGGGGAGACTTTGTGGACTGTGTTTTTTGAGATGGATTCTCGTGATGGGTATGAGTCTTGGGATTTGATTTCTGAGGCTATTGAGACTTATAAGTTGGAGGTTGATCAGATTGTCTAGGGGTATTAATGATCCTATTGAGCCGGTTTCACTTGTTGGTGATTTGCCGTCTATGGCTGAGGTTGATGAGGCTTTGCAACAGTTGTTTGCGGAGATTGCTGAGTTGCGCACTGAGAATAAGGTTTTGCGGGAGATTATTGGGGCTAGTATTGCTTCGGTTCCTAAGCACGTCACAGGTTTGTAATGAGTAAAGAAATTTCGGTCTTGGATGACCTGCTTTTAAGGTCGGCAGCTGGCGGTAAGTCTGGCGTTGAGATTGAGCGTCTCACAGGTATCCCTGCTGATCAGGCTGTGGTTCATATTAAGTCGCTTTTGTCGAGCCGGGATATTTGGACTGAGCATGAACAACGTCAGCTTCTCCTTACTGAACTGCAGGAGCTAAAGGAGACTCTCCAGACTAATGTTTTGAAGCATGGCGACATGGATTCGGCGAGCTTACTTCTGAAGACCTTGGAGACGATCGGCAAGCGTTTGGATTCGCAGAAGCTCGATCTGGATGAGAACTTGATTAAGCTTTCTCGCTTCCAGGAGAAGGTTCTACTTCGCGCTATGGATTCAGCTCTCAGCTTTGCTAAACGCCAGTTGGCTGAGCAGTTCCCTGAGATCCCAATTTATAAACTTGATGAGCTTGTGGCGGATGGTTTGCAACAGGCTAAGTATGAGATTATGGATGAGCAACAAGTTGATTGATTCTGTTTTCGATAATGTGATTGCTGATTTGCGTTCTCGTTCTAAGAAGGAAGTTTATCGCACTGACCCGGTTTTGTGGGCTAAAGAAGTTTTGGGTAAGCACATGTGGTCTAAGCAGCAGGAGATCGCTAATTCGGTTGTTGAGAATTCGCACACTGCTGTTGTGTCTTGTAATGGTGCTGGTAAGTCTGGCCTTGCTGGTATGCTCGCTGTTTGGTGGGTCGCAGTGCATGACCCTTACGATGTTGCCGTTATTTGTTCTGCCCCTACTTACGTTCAGATTGCTCGTGTGTTGTTCACCGAGATCAAGGCTAACTACGATTTAGCCAAGGGGAACGGCGTTACGCTTCCAGGGCACATCAACCAGTCGCAGGAGTGGAAGTTGGATGATGGTTATGTTATGGCTTGGGGCCGTAGACCGGCTGATAAGGATTTGGTGTCTTCGTTCCAGGGTATTCACCGCCGTTATGTGATGGTGATTTTAGACGAGGCTGGTGGTATCCCTGAGGATCTATATACCGCTACTGAAGCCGTTACTAACACTGAGGGCGCTCGTGTTTTGGCTATTGGTAACCCTGATAATCGTGGCACACCTTTTCACCAGATCTGGCTAAAAGACCCGACTTGGAACAAGATCAAGATCTCGGCTTATGATACCCCTAATTTTACTGAGGAACGTCACACAGTTCCGGCAGCTTTGTTGCCGCTGCTTATTCAGCCTGCTTGGGTGGAGAAGCAAAAGATTTCGTGGGGTGTTGATTCGGCCCGGTTTAAGTCTAAAGTTTTGGCTGAGTTCCCTGACGAAGCAGATAATGCTTTCTTTTCTCAAAGCAATATTGATCGTGCTATTGATACTGTGATTGAGGATGATATGGAGCAACGAGCTGTTTTGGGTGTTGACGTTGCTCGTTTTGGTGAAGATGATTCTGTTGTTTATATTAACCGCGGTGGTCGGGTGAGGTTGCTAGAAACTTGGTCTAAGGCTACAGCGATCGAAACCGCTAATCGCATTCATAGATTGGCTGTTGAGAATGGTGTTTCTGAAGTCCGCATTGACGCGGCTGGCCTTGGTGGTCCTGTTGTGGATCTTGTTGCTAGTCATGCTGATAATCGTTATATTGTTATTTCCATGTTGGGTGGTGCTGCGAGTCCTGATAAGATGCGTTGGCTTAATGCGAGGTCTTGTAACTTTGATCATCTTAAAGAGTTAATGTCTGGTGGGTTGGTTGATATTGATTCTGATGATACTCGTTTGTTGGATGAGTTGTTGATGATTCAGTATAAGTTTAATGTGAAGGGTGCTATTCAGATTGAGTCGAAGGATGATATGCGTTCTCGTGGTGTGAAGTCTCCTGACCAGTTGGATGCTGTTGTTTATGCGACAGCTGATTTGTCTGCTATTATTGATTCGCCGTTTGGTGATCGTAAACCGGGTGATGTGATTACATTTGAAAACCAGTTGCTTGATGACCACGACCCTTTTTTGGGTGGCTGGGTTTGGTAGTGTGGTAGAATATTCTTATGTTTTCACACAATTTTAGGATTTTTTGATGGATTTTAGTAAACTTACTGAACAGTTTGAGTCGATTGCTAATGAGAATGAACTTCTTAGGGAGTCTTACAGTTCGATGGCTCATGCTATGTTGGCTTTTGAGGATAAGGGTTGGGAGATCCCTGGTTATACTTCTCAAAGCACTGGTTTTAAGTTGAATGAGCTGCAGGATGTGTCTGCGCGTATTCGTGAAACTTCTGAAGGGAACCCGCTTTTGAAGCGTGGTTGCGGTTTGCGCACTTCTTACATTTTTGGTCGAGGTGTTGAGTTTGGGGAGTTGGCTCCTCGTTACCTAAAAATTGTTGAGAACCCAAAAAATCAGGAAGTTTTGTTTTCGCCTGAAGCTCAAGTTATTAATGAGCGTAGCCATTTTACTGATGGCCAGTTTTTTGTGTTGGGTGATGTTGGCACTAAAGTTTTCCAACGTGTTCCGTTTGATCAGATCACTGCTGTTGTCACTAACCCTGATGATGGTGAAGAGGTTTGGTATTACCGCCGTTCTTGGACTCGTAATTCACAAGATTTGGGAACTATGAATGTTACTGCTGTTGAGGTGAATGAGTGGTATCCTGCTGACACTTATGAACCGGGCACAAGGTTTGTTGGGCGTATCCATGGTCAGCCTGTGAACACACAGAAGCGCATGTTTGCTTCTCGTGTGAATCGCCGTTCTGGTAATGTGTGGGGTTTGCCTGATGCTTTCCCAGCTTTGCCTTGGGCTCACGCTTATAACGAATATCTTAAAGATGGTTCTCGCATGTTGAAAGCTTTGAGCATGTTTGCTTGGCAGCTGAAAGCTAAGACTAAGAATGGTGCGACTACGGCCGCTGCAGCTATTGCTACACCACCGGGTGCAGGTTCGACTGCTGTGACTGGTAGCGACATGGAACTTAGTTCGATGCCTCGTGCTAACAGTGTTGATCTTGGTGATGGTCGGCCTTTGGGTTCGATGGTTGCTTCTGCGCTTGAGGTTTCTGTTGTGGCTTTGTTGTCTGATCCTGGAACTTCGGGTGCTTATGGAACTGCGCAGACCCTTGACGTTCCTACTTTGAAAGCGATGGAAGCTCGCCAACATGTTTGGACTTTGTTCTATAAGCGTGTGATGAACTTTATTGGTGCTCGTGAAGTTGAGATCAACTGGCCAAAAATTGAGACTGAGCCAAGCCAGCGCATGACCCAAGCTTTGGTGTTAGCACATGAGGCTGGCGCTTTGTGGGATGACGAGTTCCGCGAAGCCATTGTTGAAGTTTTGGATATCAAAAAGTTGCACAACGAGTCACCAAATACTGACTCTATCTCGAACGACAACAACTCTAGTGTGGTTCCGTCACAGGGTAACTCTGGAGCTGCGGGTTCGATGCAAGACAACACTAACGACACCCGAACTCAGGATGCTGCACCAATAGCCTAATGCTATAATGCTGTGTGGTATAATTATTACCAGCACGAAAAGTTTTGGAGATTTTATGGCTATTGAGCTTAGTGAAAGCTTAGGATTTTCCGCAGATGCCCCAGTTAAGGGCAACAAGTGGAAGGTCAAAGTTATTGAAGCCGGTTGGGGTTCGTCAGGTTACTACGGTCCTGACATGCTCGCAGAGTATGGTCCTGTTGTTTTTAAAAAGGGCACAAAGGTTTTTATGAACCATCCATCAATTTCTGAGTCGAATGATCGACCAGAGCGTGATGTTGAGAAGTTGGCCGGTAAGCTTGTTTCTGATGCTTACTTCACAGAGAACGGTCTTGTTGCTGATATTGAATTTTATTCCCACTATGCCCCGATCATTCGGGAAATGTCTGGGGATGTTGGTTTGTCGATCCATGCGTTAGGTTCTGCTAATGTTGGGGAGGCGGAGGGCCGTCAGGGTCCAATCATCGAGTCGCTTGTTGTAGATCCTATGACAAGTGTCGATGTTGTTACTGTAGCCGGGGCTGGTGGCAAATTCTTGTCACTGCTTGAGAGCTACACTAGAAAAGATGCTGAAACCGTTGAGGTTGCAGAATCCGTATCGGAAGGAAATGGAATGTCCATTACTAAGGAAGAATTTGAGGCAGCTATTGCTGACCTTAAAGCCACTTTCGTTGAAACCCTTTCGCCTGTAATCGAGTCTGTTTCGGTTCTGGCTGAGGCTTCAAAGCCTGTGGAGGCTATTGAGGGTGATGAGGATGCAACTACTGAAGTTGTTGAAGCTATCGACCCAATAGAACTTGCAGCTAAGTTCAACGAATCAGCTCTACCGAAGATTGCTTTGACCCGCGTGGTTGAGTCTCTCCAGGCTGAGAATAATACCAAAACTGCTGACGAATTGATCGCCGCTGAAAAAGCTTATGCTGCTCAGTTGATCGAGTCGGCTGCTGTTGAGGCACCTGCTCAAGACACCTCTGGTGTTATCGAGGAGGCAACCAAGTCAAGCCTAGCAGATGAGTTCGCAGCAGTTGTGAACCGCATCTCAGGCAACAAGTAGAAGGAAAAAGTAAATGGCTCTTAACGAGATTTACACAAATGGCAACGAGCTTGTCCTTCCTGTAGCCAGCACTGTTAACTCAGGCGACTTGGTTCAGGTTGGTCAGCTAATCGGTGTTGCACAAAACGATGCTGTTACAGGCGAAGATGGCAACACTTATGCCACCATCAAAATGAACGGTGTTTTCAAGCTGTCCACACTTGTAGCAGTTACAGTTGGTCAGGCAGTATATGTTACTTCAGCTGGTGTCATTAACGTGACAGCTTCTGGTAACAAGTTCATCGGTCACGCAATTGCAGCTAAGACTACCAGCACTTCTGGTCCAGTTTTCGTTCGTTTGCACGTCTCCGGCGCATAAGGAATAGGTTAAATCATGGAAAACATTACCGCACGTCAAGTAGAAGCTGCTAAGCTTCTCGAAGGTGCCCTTCGCGGCGACCGCATGGACAAGCTTAAGCTTCAGGAAGGTATCTCTACGAGCGACCTACCAGTTCAGCTTGCCCCAACTATCAACAAGATTCTTCTTGAGAACTACGCAGTCCAGCCAAAAGTTTGGGACCGTTTTGCTTCTCGTCTAGTTCTTGATGACTTCCGCCCACAAACATTTATGTCTCTTTCATATGATGATGACGGCAAGAACAACCAGGGTGACACGTTCCGCGATGGATCGCTTCCAACTGTTGGAGAGTATGACGAATACCCTACTGCTGGTTGGTTTGCTGTTACGGAGAAGACTCTTTCTGTTAAGAAAGCCGGTCAGCGTATCCGTTTCTCATGGGAAGCAATCGTAAACGATGGCAACATTTCGCTTCTTGAGCGTCTACCTATTGAGCTTGCTCAGAAGGCAGCTGGAAAAGAAGATGAAGAAGTTACTAAGCAGCTTGTTGCTACCTCTGGTCTAAACACCACTAACTTCAACGGAACTAACCAAAACCTGTTCTCAGGTAACGGTGCGCTAACTCTAGAGAACCTAGAGAAGGCTATCCAGGCAGCTAACCTACAGACCTTCAACGGTAGCTTGATTAGCCCTGTAACTCGTTTCGCTTTGGTTATTCCTCGTTCACTTGAGCTAACCGCTCGCAAGATTCTTGCAGTTCAGACTGTAGAAACTTCGGCTACTGTTGGTTCGATCGTAACAAAGACTATCACTGGTAACCCAATCGGTTCACAGGTTGAGATCGTTGTTAACGACTGGATCATGAAGATCAACTCGGGTGCTGGCGCTTACTGGTTCCTAATTCCAGTTCCAAGCCAGTCGCTAAACCCAGGTGTTGCACTTGGATTCCTTCGTGGCTACGAGGCTCCTGAGCTTCGTGTTAAGGCTAACGGCGGAACCTACCTTGGTGGCGGTGCAGTTCCTGCTCGCGAGGGTGGCTTCGACAATGACGACTTCGAGATGAGAATCCGTCACATTGCTACTGGTGGCTTCCTAGTTCCTGCTGGAACTATCGCATCGACTGGTGCTGGCAGCTAATAGCTTCACAAAAGAGAACCCTCACTTCGGTGGGGGTTTTCTTTATTGTTGTGGTATAATATTAGAGCAGGTTACCTCCTTTCCTGCTGTGTGTGTTACAGACCGCCCTGTTGAGATTTTTTCTCCGGGGCGGTCTTTACTTTTATGATAGAATGGTTGAATGATAATCTTTCCTGATAGTAATCTTCCGGCGCAATCACAGGAGTGGGGCGACAAGGTTGAAAAAGAAATTAAGAGGCTTGATAAGCGGCCCTTTGGTGGCGGTGGGGGTTCCGACTCTTCCACTTCTGGTGAGGTTGGTCCAGCAGGTCCTCAGGGTCCAGCAGGTCCTCAGGGGCCTCAAGGCCCAGCTGGGGATCAAGGTTTGCCGGGTGCTGATGGCACTAATGGAACCAATGGAACCAATGGAACGAATGGAACTAATGGAACTAATGGAACCGATGGGGCTCCGGGCGCTAAAGGCGATCAAGGTATTCAGGGTATTCAAGGCATACCAGGTGCTAAGGGCGATACTGGCGACCAAGGCATTCAGGGTATTCAAGGTATACAGGGTATCCCTGGTGTCAAAGGTGATACTGGTTTAACTGGTGATCAGGGTATCCAAGGTATCCAAGGTATACCGGGTGCCAAGGGAGATACTGGTGCGACTGGTGCTAAGGGTGACACAGGTGCTACTGGTGCTACTGGTAGCCAAGGTCCAAACGGTTTTAGCGCTTATCAGGTTGCACAACTTGAAGGTTTTACTGGCACTGAAGCTGAATGGCTTGCTAGCCTTGTGGGTGCGACTGGAGCAACTGGAGCTACTGGTGCCACTGGTGCAACAGGAGCGACTGGTCCTGCTGGTGTTGGCATTCCAACTGGTGGCGATGCTGGCCAAATCCTTGCCAAGCTTGATGGCACAAACTACAACACAACTTGGATTGATAACTACGCTAACTGGACTTCTCAGGTTAAGCACGAAGTTAAACTTGGTGAGGCCATTGCTAAAGGTCAAGCAGTTTATGTGAGTTCCGCTGACGGAACTAACATGATTGTTTCTAAGGCTTCTAACGCTACTGAAGCGACTTCTTCTAAGACTTTGGGTTTGCTTGAGTTGGGTGGATCAACTAACGCTAAGGTTAAGTTGGTTGCTGAAGGTTTACTTTCTGGGCTTGATACTTCAACTGCTACTGCTGGCGACCCTGTGTGGCTTGGAACCGCTGGCAACCTTATTTATGGTTTAGTTAATAAGCCTGTGGCTCCCGCGCACCTTGTATTTATTGGTGTTGTTACTCGCGCGCAGAGCAACAACGGCGAGATCTTCGTAAAGCCTCAGAATGGTTTTGAGTTCCGCGAACTTCACGATGTTCTGATTGAAGCACCTGCCGATAACGAGGTTATGGCTTATGACTCTACTTCTGGCTTGTGGAAGAATCAGACAGCTGCGGAAGCGGGTATCTCAGTAGTTGGGCATACTCACGATACTGCTGATGTTACTAGCGGAACTTTTGCGATTGGTCGCATTCCGACAGGAACAACTGGCACGACTGTTGCACTTGGCAACCACACTCATGCTGCTAATACACTAACTGGAACGGCTTTATCTGCCAGCATAACCACCTCAGAAATAACTAACATTGGAACACTAGGTGGACCAGGAGTTGTGTCAGTATCAAGCTCAGGAGATCTGAGTTCAACCGCAAACGTAATCGTCCCCTACTCACAAGCCATTGTTAGTGGTAGCATTACTGGTAACGGAATAATGAGTTTTCCAGTAAATCGCTTTAGTGTTGCTCCAGCAATTCTTGCTACCGCAACTAGCGGTGCAACCACTCGAACAAGCGTAACAACCGCAAACATTACCCTTTCAGGAGGTATTTACTCGGTTCCTGTTTATGTTTGGGCTGGTGGTTCTGCTTCAAGCACAGCAACTACTGTAACTCTTCATGGAATACAAATGACTTCAACAACATCGGCGGGATAACATGACAGTAAAATGCGTTAACGAAAATTGCCCTAACTTCAATATTGAAGTTACTATTCCCCTTGAAGAAGGTATGAGCGACACAGTTATTTGTTGCTGTGGCCTAGATATAAGCAATCCAGCATAATAGATAAGATACAATAGACTCATGCCAGACATTACGCCCCCAAACTATTCCACTGCTATTGGCCAGGTTCGCTTACTGATCCCAGATGTTGAGCAGTTAGAGAATCTTCAAAACCTTTCTGCCCCGGATGAATACATTTTTTCGGATGCCCAGATTCAAGCTTTTGTTTCGCTTTACGGAAGCAATGTGAAACGAGCTGCAGCTCAAGCTAAGCTTGTTCTTGCCACTAGTGAAACTTTGATCAACAAGGTTATTCGCACAACTGATTACACTACTGATGGCGCAAAACTTGGAGCCGAACTTCGCGCCCAGGCTAAAGCATTGCAGGATGAAGCTGACAAAGACGACTTGGCTGAATCTTACGACACTTTTACTGTCGTAGACTATACAGGTAAATGGGGAGACTATTGGGTTTAAATTCGCGAGGCGCGATTGATCCACGCTGGATAACACATAACAGAAGCGTGGCTCTTTCGCTACACCTTGCCTCTGTGGAAATCTATAATCCTAATTCTGTATCTCAAGTTTATAACGCCACCACAAATACTTGGACTGGAACTAAAACTATTTTGTGGAAAGGCAAAGCTCGCATTCAACCTATTGGTGCAGCTGGCGATGCTGGCGATGTTTACAACCCAACATTGTTTCAGAATATTAAAGTTCAACTTGCTTATGGCCGCAACGAACAACCTGGGGTTACTGCTGAAATGCCAGACTTTAGACCTAATGATCGTATGATTGTTACCGATTCACCTTTTAACGAATCTCTTGAGAGTTTTATTTACACAGTTGTTAGTGTGATGAACTCTAGCAACGCTTGGGAACGCACGTTGTTGTGCCGGGTTGATACAGAACTAGATCCTACGGAAGTTTAACCATGGCTAGATACAGTAGCGTTTCTAGGTCTCGCGAAAAGTCAACTAAAGCTATTTCTGCGACTCGCAAAAAGTATGCTAGTGGTAGACCTAAAACTGGTGAAGGTTATTCCAACGATCGCACTGGATCCGATGATACTTTTCAGATAACTATAGACTTTGCTGATTTCACTCAAAGCATGAACTCTGCTAAACTTTATTTAGGTAACTTTATTAACAACATGTATGCTGAGGCCAAGAAAAGTCCTGGTAAAAACATTAGTAATAAGATGATTAGCATTCAGCTTGAGGATGACGAAAAGGGTGCTAACGAGTATCGGGCAGCTATCAAGTCGGCTTATAACACTGAGCGCTTCAGGGATGCAGTTTATGCTGACCTTGCCCCAGATCTTGGGCGTATCGGTATTGATAATGTTCGTGATGGTATTCGTAACCCTCTTAATGCTCCAAAAAGTTTTCGTTACGACACAGGCGATATGTATAACGCTGTGGACTTTCGTAAGCGTAAAACCGCTAACGGAATTTCGATCACTGTGGGTTGGACTAGAAAGTTTTACAAATACTTTGACTTTCAGGAACGTGGGACGGAAACTGTTGGAGCGATGCGTGCTATTCAGCGTGGCTACAGAAAGACCGCACCAAAAGCCCCTGAGAAGATGCTACAGTTTATGAGGAACTACACCGATAAGGGTGGGTTTAGTGGAAGGTATACAAGATGAGTTTAGATTTACTGGCGATTCAAGATAACATTACAAGTCGTTTAAACCAGTTAGCTCAAGATGTTTATGAGTCGGAAGCTCCTGAAGATTCAAAGCTACGCTTTGATGCTAACGGAATGATCCTACCCTACATTGTTGTGATCTACTCTGATGTTTATGATTCAGCCGATTCTAGTGGGATCCTATCAACCAAATACGACACTAAAGACAGCTATGTTGATGTTGTGTGCGTTGCCCCAACTGAAAGATCTTCTCGCCAGGTTGCTCAACTTGTTCGTGATAAGTTGCTTGGGTATGTCCCAATTAACTCTGGTGAAATGAAAATCGATGGTAATCGCAGGTATACGATCAAGGATGCTAAGCCTAACCGCTTTGCTTCTGAGCTCTCTTTCGTGTATCCGGTAAACATTGTATGGTAAAATAGAGAATAGCATGGAAGGATTAAAATGCTTTATGTAAAAAATGTGGAGACCGATGTTTTTAGTATCGTTCCAGACCACTATTTAAACAACCCAATTTTGGGCAAGAACCTTATTCTTGTAGAAGATGAAGTTCAGGCTGCACCAAATAAAGAAACAAAAACCAAGGAGCAGCCAGCTCCAGAGGCCGAGCCAATTTTGGCAAAGCCTGAAACTACTAAGTAAAACTAAGGAATAGAAAATGCCTACAAAGCTGCTTCGACCTAACGTTGGTATATTTGTTGCCGCTGCAGATGCTTTTGCAAACTGGGCTGCACCTACACTAGCAGAACTAACTGCCCCAACAAAGGTCTTTAACGTTTCGCCAGCAATCGCTGACGGATACACACTAAATATGACTGACTCTGACCTAGACACTTCGCTGTCTATGACTGACTCGGCTCAGGTTTCAACACCAACCCTTTACAACTACGAAGCATCTTTCGATGGCTTCCGCGATTCAAGCACCTCAGCTACATCGGTTTACAACAAGTTCCGCGACCTTTTCACTGTTGCTGCTGGAACAAAGTATTACCTAATCAAGCGTATTGGTAAGGCGCACGATGCAGCTTGGGCTGTAACTGACACCTTCAGCATCTACGGTGTAACAACTGATATCCCGGTTGACATTGTTGCTGATGGCGCAATGATCATGCTTGGTGCACGTTTCCTAACCACTGGTGAAGTTGCTGTGAACATTGTTCCTGCTGCTGGCACTGCCGGGGCTGGACCAGCTCTTGCTGCTACAGTTGGCACAAAGATGCAGTCGAACGCAAACGTTGCTGTATGGTGGGTTCCTAACGCTAGCGTTTCAAACGAAGCTACATTCCTAGCCACTCCTTCAGCTACAATTGTTAACGCTGCTGTAAACCTAACTCCAGCAATTGCTTGGGATGGTTACGAGCTTGGTGCAACTGACTCGAACAAGATCGATGACAAGGGTATTGCAGATGCTGCTAATGCTCAGGCCCGCGGTTTTGCTCAGTTCGCTGGATCGCTAACATTCTTCCGCGGTATCACTTCGGAAACCACAGGTGCATACTACACCGCTTTTGAAACCTTCAAGGCTGCCACTAACGCTCGCGTTAACGGCTACCTAGTTACTAGGATCGGTGGCGGAACCGCTGCTCTAGCTTCTGGCGAAAAAGCAAACGTGTTCAAGTTCACTGCTGACGCAGTTATGGACAACACCGAGGGTGAAGACAGCGTTAAGTTTATGGTAAACTTCCAGCCTCAAGGTCTCTTGGGCGTTTGGAAAACAGCCGCAGCTTAACTAACTAAGCTGACAGGGAGAGGTTTTGCGCCCATTCACCTCTCCCTGTCTTTAGCTTTAAATGAATGGGTATGAAAGAAAGGCGCATTATGACAGAAGAAACAAAAGAGATCGACAACGTTATTAACCTTGTTGATGAAGCCCAGAAAAAGGGTAAATTTAATTTAGCTGACGCTATCAAGGGCCGATCCTTCCCACAGAAGTCGATCGATGTTTACATTGATGCCAACTCAGCTTTTCAGCTGGAGATTATCCGCGAGCGCATGAATGAGATCGGCGGCCTCGAAAATCAGGAAGAGTTTGATCGGCTTGAAGCCGAAGCAGCTTCCCTTGTGCAAAAGATCAAAGATTCTCGCCTAACTTTCACTATGCGTGGCGTTGGCCAGGGTGTTGTCGAAGATGCTATGAAAGCAGCTGATGAGGCTTGCCCAGATGAGGAAGAAGAGTCTTCTACACCTGAGTGGACTAAACATTACCTGTCTTACCTGGTTGCTAAGAACATTGTTAAGGTTGCTGATGCTGAGGGTAACGAAGATGATTCAGAGTTCAGCGTTGAAGACATTTTAACTATTCGTGACACCATCCCGGTTGACTCTTGGGGGGTTCTGATCGAAACCATGCAACAACTAACCCTGGCTAACTCCTACTTTAACGTGGTGACTGATGCCGGTTTTTTACCGAAGTCCTAACTTGGGAATATAATCGTCAGTATGTGACGCGCATTAAAGCTGCGATCACAGCAAGTATCCGCCCGGTCTCCATGATTTTCCATGAACAGCCTAGTGACCCTTGGACCCCATTTGATTTTATGCTTTTGGAAGCGTATCAGATGCTCCAAGAAGAGACCTGTGCGGAATGCGGAAACCCGATCTGGGTGTGCCGTAACGATAATGCTCACAACGTTGGGTTCAAAGTTAAAACAAGCACCTGTTATGCTAAGGCAGAATTAGACAAATGGCATGACAAGCAAAGTAAGAAAGATGGCGCAAAGAATAATTTTGGGGAGATCCCTTATGTCGTGCCTTATACTTACGATGAGAGTGATCTTCCTACTCGAACCTCATACTATAAATATTTGGCTGAGAACTCTGGCTAGATAAGATAAAATAGGTGAGAAAGACTTAGGTGGTTTATCTTGGACATTAGAGCAAATCTGATTTTGAATGCGGAGCAGTTTAAAGCTGCTGCTTCAGCGGCTGGAAAATCGGTTGACGATCTTAACAAAAAACTGGTCAATGCTGGTAAGGGCTCTAACCAAGAGTTAAAGAAAGCTACTGATCTTGAGATCAAGTCTGCTAAGGCTGCTGAGGCCCGCTTAAAGGTCGAAAAGAACATTGCCGACATGAAGAGGCGTGGTTACGGCGCTGGCAAGGCTGTGGGCGCTGAGCAGACTGTTATGAACCTTATGGGGTTCGACTATGCTAAAAGCCAAAGAAAATTTGATTTAGACAAAAAGGCTATGGCCCTTGCCAAGAAGGATGCCGAGCAAACTGCACGTTACGCACACATGCGTGCTATGGTCAGTGGCGACTTTGAACAAAGCATGTCTCGAACCCGCTACGCTTTGTATGATGTTGGTAACCGGGCTTTGGCTATGGGAACCGCAATCTACACCGCCATGGGTATTTCGATCATGCAAGCAGCTAGGTTTGAGTCTGCGTTTACTAGCGTTGAACGAACTGTGGGCCTTGTGCGCGATGCTGAAGGCAAGCTAACCGATCAGGGTGAAAAGCTACGCAAATCACTTATCGACCTCTCCTTGACCACTCCTGTGTCTTTTGAGGACATTGCTAAAGTTGCTACTCTTGGTGCACAGATGGGTATCGCTGAAAGCGCTATTACTCAGTTCACAAAAACTGTTAGCCAGTTCTCCGCGATCACAGGTGTTTCGGTTGAAGAAACTTCCCAGGCTTTTGGTCGCCTAGGCCAGATGATGGATGTTCCAGCTTCCAAGTTTGAGAACCTATCTTCTGCAATTACTTTTGTTGGTGTGAACGCTGTTGCTACCGATAAAGAAATCCTTGTAATGTCTGAGTCGATCGCTGCAGCCTCTAACCAGGCAGGTTTCGCCGCTGATGAGGTTATTGGTCTAGCTGCAGCTCTTGCTTCGCTAAAGGTTCGCCCTGAAGAAGCTCGTGGTGTTATTGTGCGCTTGTTCCGCGAGATCGACTCGTCAGTTTCGATCGGTGGAGCACGCCTAGACGACTTTGCTAAAGTTTTGAACATGACTTCTTATGAAGCTGGAAACCTTTGGAAAAATGATCCAAGTCGCTTCTTTAATTCATTCCTTGAAGGTGCTAACCGGGCTGGTGACCTCAACAAAACTATTACTGCTCTTGGGATCACTAACTCTCGCGAACTAAACGTTATCCAACGTCTTGCCAACAACACAGATGTTTTGGCTTCTACCATGGAAGACGCACACAAGCAATACATGCTTGCAACTTACTCTGCTGAAGCTTACGCTAAGGTGCAAGACGATCTTGCTTCTAAGTTGACGATTTTCCAGAATGCTCTACTTGCTACTTCGGCCGCTTTAGGTGATGCCATGGCCCCTGGACTCAAAATATTACTAGACATTATTACTCCGATTATCAATGCCATCGGTAACATGAATGGCCCAATGAAGTTGCTGTTAGCTTTGGCTACTGCACTTATTGGTGGGTTTGCTTTATTCAAAGCAACAATGTTCTTGGCTGTCGCCGGCCTCCTTGCTGTGAAAACTGCTATGAATGGCTTGAAAGACGCTAGCATTGGATCACTTGCTAGCATGACAACCTTGCGCGTAATGATGCGTCAGGTCGGTTTGACTGGAGCTTCTACTCGTGCAGGTCTTGCTGGTCTTACTGGCGGTCTTGTTGCAGTTGGTGAGGCTGGCAAAAAAGCAGCTCTTGGCTTGACAATAATGCAACGCGCTTTAGGAATTGTTGGAATAATAACAACCGCTTTGGTAATTATGTCGCAAATTGGTGATACCATGGCTAACACTGGTTCCCAAGCAAAAGCCATGGGCGATGCGATGATCGAAGCCGGTGGTGGCTCAGAAGAACTAGCTAAAGCTATGGCTAAAGACACTGATGCCGCTATTGCCGGAGAAGGCGCTTTTACCACATTTACCACAAAGATTAAAGATCTTAATGAAGAGAATACTAAAGCTGAAATTAAAGCATTAGCTACTGCTGAAGGCGTTAAAGCCCTTAGTGATTCATTCTTAGAGGCTAAATCTGGTGTTGATGAAATGATTGATGCTTCTTCCGTCCAGGCAGACTCTAACGCAGCTGTGCAAAAATCAATCAATGAATCTAAAGCCAGCATTGATGAGCAGACAATTTCACTTGGTCGCAACACAGCCGCATTTACTGCTAACGCTTTGGCTAAGTATAAAGGCGCTGGCGGAGATCAAGCAACTATTTATGAAAGTCTTGCTGAGGCCAGTGCATCAGATAAAGCCCTCATAGAGTCATTTGGAATTGACGTTGCCACTTTAATCACTAAGGGCATTGAGTCTGAGGGCGGTGCAACTGCTTACCTAAAAAACTTTGAAGATCAAATGAGTGGTTTGCAAAAAAGAATAATGCTTATGGGTGGCATTGAGGCATCTAATATTGCTATCATTAAAGAGTATGGTAAAGAAGTCGGGTGGACTGCTGAACAGATTAAGTTAGTTCTTGCGTCTCAAAAAGAAAATAACTACATAATGAGCAGCACCCCCAAGGCAGCCAAAGAAGCCGCTAAAGCTATTGATGCTATGCGCGAATCATCAAAAAAACTAGCCGCTACCAGAAAAATTGAAGCAGATGTTATGCGGGCAACTGGTGCAGCCGAAGAGCAAATTGATGAACAAGTTTACGGCTTATCTGAAACTCTAAAAGGCTATGTCGATGAAATTGGTAACACTACATCTGCTCAAACAAAACTATTGTCTTCTTTTACTACGCTCTCTAGTGGGCTAAAAACTGGGACAGACAACTTTGATAAGTTTAGCGAGGCTGGACGTAAGAACCTAGAAAACTGGAACTCTTACATGGTTGCTTCGCTTGAGTCTGCTAAGCAGTCTGGCGAAGGCTTTATGGGTGGCGTTGAGCGTATGGCAGATGCTTTAGCTGCACTGGAAGTTAAGGGTATAGAAACTGGGCAGGCTTTTGGTCAGTTCAAAGATTACTTATCTAAAGCCGTCCTTGATGAGGATGTTCAAGGAATCAATAACCTTTCTAGCGCACTGGATAAGGCTTCTAACCCTGAAGAACTCCGAGCATCTGTTGACGCTTGGGTTGCCGGGATCGGCAAGGGCAAGACTGTGCTCAACCAAGCAGAGCTAGCAGCTAAGCGTTATGGTGTTTCATTGCAGAACTCTCTTAGGGGTGGGGCTTACGCCGCCCAGTTCTTAGGACAGTGGGTAACTGACAACACCAAGAAAATGGATAAGCAGAAGAAGGTTATGAGAACCTTAACTGATTATGCTGACGATCTTGGTAAAGCTTTCACAAACATGCTCAAGTTCAAGTTTGAACGCCAGAATGCTTTTGGTGAACTGCAGGGTGTTATTGAGGGAATCAATGATGGTATTCGTGATGCTCGTAAAAATGTTACTGATCTTCAAAATACCTTGGATGAGAATAGCCGTAAGCGTAAAGATCTTGAGCTTGACTATCGTTTGGCTATTCAGTTTGGTGATACCGAGTCCGCTAAGAAGATCGCTAACGAAATGGCTTCTTTGGATCAGGAGATTGCGAAGAACCAAGAAGACGTTACTTACAACACTGATCTTTTGAGTGGTTCGCTTGATGCTAATACTCAGGCCGGTCGAGATAATGACAAAGCCCTTCAGGAAATTCTTACCAGTAACGCAGCCTATATTCAGGCCCTAGTTGACTCTGGTGCTAAGCAAGAAGTTGTAAATCAGGCTATCAAGGATGGTGAGGCACAGTTCCGCGCCCAAGCCACAGCCATGAATATCTCTCAAGAGGCTATCGATAAGTATGCTAAATCTTTTGATGGTTTCAAGACGATTGTTGCTGGCACACCTAAAAAGGTAAATGTTGATGCTAGCACCGACCCTGCGAAGCGCGCACTAAACCAGTTACTTGAAGAGATCAACAACTCTAATGCTAGTGTTAATGTTGACATTAAAGCTCCGACCAAAGAAGATCGTAAGAACGCCCTTACCAAGGAAGCCAATCGCATTGGCGCTTTGGAAAAGAATGCTACTGGATCGCAGAAGAGTTACTGGATGAACCAGCGGCTATCTATCGAAGGTGCTCTCCGATCAGGGGACTATGCTCAAGGTGGTCTAATCCGGGGTGCGGGTAGTGGCACAAGCGATAGCATCACAATCGGTGCCTCAAACGGCGAATACATGATGCGTGCATCCTCTGTGAATCGTTACGGCGTTGACTTTATGAATGCCCTAAACCAGCAGCGACTTTCCCCTGGAATGTTGGGTGGTGGCTCTTCTGGAGGTTCGGGTGGTGTGGTATACTTGTCCAGTAAAGACCGCGAACTATTGCAAGCTGCAATCAACCGCCCGGTAACCCTAAGAACAACGAACCGCACAATTGCTGAATCAGCTAACGATGGCAATCGAGAACTTGCAAGGCTAGGTAAAAACTAATGGCTGGAACCGTTTACTTTGGAAACGCTACTTACCAAACTTTGATCAAAGCCCCGCAATCTGGTATGGATGCCAGCCCAGTAGGCTACTCAAATAAAATGGAGTTCCTTAACGGTGGTTCTTCTGTGCGCCGATCGAAAAGAACTCACAGAGAATACTCTATGTCTTGGGCTGGTCAGATGAACAACACTGAGGCCAGCGAGTCTTTGTATGTTTTAAAAGACTTTTACGATGGCTTGTATGGTGATGGACCGTTTTATTGGAATGATCCTTTTGCTTCTAATAGCAACATTTTACCTCCTCACTGGGCTGCCCCAATGTTGGCCGAAGGTGAATGGCCTAACATTTCTGCCACAGTTACCCCAACTTTTACAAGCCAGGCTTACTCTAATGGCTACCCAATAAAGTATGCTTCTTACGCTTTAGCTGGCAGTGCTGTTGATACCAACAAGCTGACCTTGATCATTCCTGTGACCCATAGTTTAAACCTCGGTTGGCACTCGACCTCTGCTGGGGTATCGGCATCTAGCGCAGCTGGTATCCGAATTGTGCCTTACAACCTTTCAGGTGTTGCACAAACTGCTGTGAACCCAAACAGTTTACTTGCTGGTGGCACAACCAGAACAAACACAACTTTTGATGGCGCATCTGTTTCTCGTGTAGAGATCTTCTTAGCTAACGGCTCTGGATCGACTTCTACTGCGGCCCTAGTCGCCCTAATTGCGCAGATCTTACCGACCGGCACTTCTGTTGCTTCTGGCGGTTTTATTTCAGGTCGTGGAATTACTCGATTTGAATTTGCTTCAAGCCCAACTATTAGTTACATTTCGTCAGCAATTAATAACGGATACTTTGAAATGAGTGCAAACTTCGTAGAGGTTGTTTAACATGGGCATTACAGTAAGCACAACTGGTAACGGTAAGTTTTCGCCTACCGGGGATCAGTCTGATGTTATTGTCAGTTACTCGATGAATGAAAGCGCTTCACCTGTTGGCTTATCCGATAGCAGTGGCGAAATTCCCGCCCTATCTCTTGTTGGCGAATCTAACAAGATTGAAACCTCTGGAAATACCCACCCATCAAGCAGGTTACTAATTGACAACCAGCTGACTTTGGTTGACGATCTTCGTGGCAGCTTTACAGGTCGCGTTGGCAACCTGTCAGTTGACTCTAACTCTGTTTCAGCTAACGTGTTCTCTAAGTTTGAAAAACTCAACGCCACTAAGCGCATTTCTCCTACTCGTGGAACCCTTGCCGAAGTCTTCGAAGCCTACTTTGACGAAGCGGGGATCACAAGCTACGACATTTCCACATCTCTTACTGAGCAAATTGTTGTGCCAGCCTGGACCGATAATATTTGGAACGGCCTAAAGAAACTTTGCATTGCTTCAAATACGGAAATCTATTTTATGGCTGGCACAGTTTATGTTAAACGCCGAGCCACAAAACAGGTCAATGTAACTGATATTACTTCAGAGAATTTTGAAATTTCCCTTGGTGAGCAAGCAAAAACAATTAAGCTTACTAACATCAAAACTTCTTGGGTTGAGGACGCAATCGCTTTCACTTATGGTTACAATGATAGCCCAGAAACTGTTGAAGGTGATGAGGTTAAAGAGTTTAGTGTAACCTCTAGGGTTTCTTTGGTTTCTGTGAATCAACCAGAGTATGTTGAAACTTCACCTGACTCTTACGTTGAATACATTAGCGATCGTGCGATTGGAACTGTTCCAACTGAGTTGGCTAACGGCTTTTATTCTTTCCGCGACAAGAATGGCAGTATTGTTAAATTAGCTCAACTGCGCGGAGCTAAAGTTACGGCAGAGGTTACTGACGACCCTTATGAAATCAAAATTATTGTTACCGGACCCAAAGGGCCTTTGAACACTCCTTGGACTTTAGAGTTTCGCGACAACTACCCCGCCCTTGCCTTGACTGGCACAGGAACGCTCACCGATCAATTTAGCGCAACGTTCCCAACTGGCAGCTCGCTTGGTGACTCTGAAAATGAATACACAGATAACCCTTTTCTAGTAAACAATACTTACTTTTATAACACAGCGTATTACACTGCGCAACAAGTTGCTGGCCCTGTAGTAAAGTTTAGTTTTAGCACTGATAAAATAGAGGAAGCAAGTAATCAAGAGTTTGGTTTTTTACCAGGCGCAATCTTTACTTATAGCGGTTCAAAGTATCGAGTCAGAAGTGTGTCCTATGATTATGGCAACATAAATATTAACGCAGATCAGTATGTAACTTTTGCTGACTTTGAAACTAATTGGACTGGCAAAACTTTTGCAGAGTTTAATAGTGTTATGCTTGATCCAACAACTTACCCGGACGAGTATATGAAACACAGTGATTTTGCTATTATTCCGTTAATGGGGCCATAAAATGATTAAACCAGAGAGCAATGCTCCGTCAAGTATGCAACCTTGGGTTCGCACAACCGACAAGCAAATTCAAGATCTTGAAAATGCGATTGCAAGATTGCAAGCTGCAAACAATATTCCTAACGTTGACCATGAACAAAACTTTGGAATCAACTCTACTTTTACTTTTGTGGCAGAAGATAGTGGTCAAGTTATTCCTTACGCTACTGGAATGAACTTTACTGGTAATGTTATTGCGGATTCTGTTGTTGACATTGGCGGATCCCTAACTGTTGGCGCACCTGATCGCCAAGAGCTGGACCCAGAAACCAACGAACCTATTGGTGCTATCCCAAACTTTGAAATGACTGCTGGACAGTTTGCTATCAACCCTGTGACAGAAGAAGAGTATTACACTCAGGGCACTATGCACATGACTGATAGTGCTTTGAACTTGAGTGTCAACGGTCTTATTGCTGGTGATGGTTTGTCGATCGCTTTGTCAAACAGTAATCAGATTGCTCAAACACCTGTCGCTATTAACTCTGTGACCGGGGATGGCACTAACGCCACTTACGATATTGATAAAACCGATGCCACTCTTGCTTCTTATGTGCCTGGTGTTTATGCTACTGTTACTGGAGTTGACCCTGCAGGATACAACCTTTCTAATGCTATTATCTTATCTGTTGATTCTTCTGGTGCTACTCTAAAGTTTGTTGTTGCTGATACAGAAACTGCTACATATGTTGCTGGCGGTTACGCAACAATATCTGATTTCAATGGTTCTTATGATGGCAAGCTTTCGGTTCAGGGTATTGGCCCAGACTTTGCTGGTGTAACTGTAAACCAGAACGGTATTTATGCTGGGAATGATGCCGGCAACCCTGCAACAGCTACCGCATATGTTACCCCGACAAGTTTGAAAGCCCCCGAGCTTGCTGGAGACTTTTTAAAAGTCAACAACACTAAGATCTCGGTGAGCGTTACGGAACCTGTTTCTCCGGCTAACGGAGATCTTTGGATTGATCCTACAGGCTCTTCATCGCTAGGCAATGCAGCTAACCTTTCTTTTTCTGGTAACCTTGTCGCCAGGTCTTTGCGATCTTCTTTCGCCTCAGCCACAGCTCGTGACGCAGCGATCACCACCCCTGTTGAGGGAATGATCTGCTACCTTGAAGACGTAAACCAAGTTACTTCTTATATTGGCTCGGCTTGGTATCCGATTGCTGGGCAAATGCCAAGAATGCACCTAAAGTTAAACTCTGCTTTTTCAATTACTAGCGGATCAACTTCGACAGTTACTGGTTGGACAACAATTAGCAACAACAGCACTTTTAGCGAAGCTTCAGGGGTTGTCACAGTTCCTTTGGCTGGAAGATATAACATGACTTTTGTTTGCATTCACACAGCAAATAATACTACTGGTGGTCGTGGAGCGTTGATTACTTTAAGTAGCACTGGCGTTACTTACCGAAATACTTTGCCAGCTCCACAATCCGCTGGACACAGCCAATCCGTATACCTTAACATGAACTCGGTTAACTTAGCAGCTAGCAATACTGTGACTTTGCAAGCTTACCAAAACAGCACAGCGACAAATACTTTGACTACTGATACTTTCTTTATTATAGAATATGTGGGCCCATAATGTTTAATGTTATCTATTTACCCTCTGGCACTGTTGTGAGCCAGCACTCAACAATTGAGGATGCACAGGTTGCTCTTGCGATTGTTGAAACCAATCCTTCTAGCCACGAGATCATTGAGGTAACTGATGGCGACAATTAATGGTGCTGTAGCAACAAATAACGTAGCCTGGGTTGCTTGGTCGCAAACTGCTTGTAACGTAGACCTAACTGGGATCAACCCTGCAACAGATCCTAGCGGTGTGCCTTATATTCAAATTTATCGAATGGCTTTAAACCTTTCTGGAAAGGATGCTAGTCGCACTGTTGCACTTGGAGTCTGGACTACTGGTAACTCGCTGATTGGTAAAACCGCTAACTTTACTGAAACAGCTGCATCCTCTGCTTCTAGCACAGGTTTAAAAACCCTTACCACTGTGCCACTTATCAACCGATCAACAACTAGCACTGTTCGTATGGGCTTTTGGGTTTCGGGAATGGGTAGCGTTTATTATTCGGCTGACGAAACATCCCAATCTGGGATCAACGTTCTCAGTGATCACAGCAGCTCAACATCAATCTCTACATTTAACAATGATGCCACCCTGAAGTCTAACGCCAGCCTTGTCGGATCATTTGACTACTATAGTTTACCGACAGCACCTTTGAGCATTTCTGCGGTGGCAGGGACTTCTTCCGCAACAGTATCTTGGACTGGCCCTGTTAGCGATGGCGGAACCTCTGTAACAAGTTACACCTTACAAAGGGCTACCAACGCAGGGTTTACAACTGGCTTAACAACAACCCCAGGTTTAACAGGCACAAGCACAGTAGTAACTGGGTTAGCTAACGGAACATACTACTTCCGCATAGCTGCCGTAAATGCTGTGGCTACAGCAGCCTCAACGACTAGTGCCTACTCTACTGCTACTGGCCCAATAACCGTTACTAGCTCTGCGACTGCACCAGGCCAGCCGACCGCTTTTGCTGTGGCGCAACAGTCACCGCAGAACCCTAACGGTTTAGCTTTATCCTGGACTGCTCCATCCGCAAACGGTAGCGCAATAACTGCTTACGTTAT